GGGCAATGAGTTCGACGAGCTTATAGATAGGATTTGCAGAGGCGGGTACGATTTAACCGGGGGCGTTTATGCCAACTACCTGAGCATTGGGTTTGCACTGGCTTCCGAGTTTGGCGAAAAAGGGCGCGAGCATTTCCACGCCGTATGCGCTCAAAACGATAAATACGACCCTGCCAAGGCAGACAGGCAGTTTACCTATTGTTTACGCGATACGGGACTGAGCAAGGTAACGATAGCCACATTTTACTATTATACCAAGGAGGCAGGCGTTGAGCTGAAAAGCCAGCAGTCGGTTAAGCTTGAAAACATTGCCAAAATGGCAAAGAAGCAAGGGCGCGCTAAGGAGTCGGTTATTGAAATTGCACGCCTGCAGGGCATGGATATTGAGAAAGCCACAGAGACTGCGGCGGCGGTATACGAGGCAAACGTTAACCTCGCATTGGTTGGCCAGACTAACCTTGGATTAGTGCAGTTGTATTTATCCAACAACTACCAGTTATTTTATAACACGATTACGACCGATTTAGAGGATCGCACAGTGCTATTTAATAACAGGGCTAAAATTATAGACGATATGGCCCTGAATACTATGTATTTGCGCTTTAGCGAGGTTACAGATAATAAAATAAGCTTTGAGTTTTTTTGCCGTGTGGTTTACTCTGAGCTCACGACCTATTACAACCCCTTCGAGGATTTTATACGGCTGAATCAATCCATCCAGAGGGGGCAGGGGTTAATTGAGGATCTAGCGGCCTGTATAGAAACCCCCACGCCCAACGTTGCAAAATACATTACGCACTGGGGCGTTGGCATGATTGCATCCATTTTTGGGCGCACTTCGCCCCTGGTCTTAGTTCTAGCAGGTGAACGGCAGAACACAGGTAAAACAGAGTTTTTTAGGCGCCTGCTGCCACCACAACTTAGCAATTACTACGCAGAGAGTAAACTGGACGGCGGCAAAGATGACGATATTTTGTTAACGAAAAAGCTTATTATCATGGATGACGAATTCGGGGGTAAGTCTAAGCTTGAATCTAAGCGTTTTAAGGAGCTAACAAGTAAAGCCAGTTTCTCAATACGCCTACCTTACGGACGCACTCACCGCGATCTAAAACGCTTAGCGGTATTAGCAGGAACTACAAACGATTTGGGCCTAATCAGCGACCCGACAGGAAACCGCCGAATCTTGCCCGTAAATGTTCTAGGGGTGAACCAAGAGCAGTACAACGCTATCGACAAATCGGCACTATTTATGGCTTTTTATGACCTATACCAATCTGGCTTTAAGTGGGAACTATCTGCGTCGGATATTGCAGAATTAAACGAAAATAGCGACGAATTTAACGCTATTAATTTTGAAGCTGAATTAATAAACCAATTTTTATTTAATCCAAAAGAGGGCGAATTTGCCTACTATTTAAGTAATACGGAAATCAAAATTTACCTAGAAATTTGCTCAAATCAGAAAATATTTGACACTCGGAAGCTCGGAATGGAGTTAAAAAATATGGGATTTTTGCAACGCGCAACAAAATTAAACGGCAGAACGCAGCGAGTTTATCGCGTTGGAAAGTTAAAAACGCCCCAAAATGACTAAAAACGGCCAAAAAATGCAATTTCAGTGTAACCAAAGCCCAGCATGGGCTAGAGGCCTATTTTGGGCAAAAGGTTACAGAGGTTACACTGAAATACTTAACTTTGCCTAATGAAAAATATTTTTTCAAAATCCCTTTTTTTGTGTTTTAGTATTCTGCAAAGTCTTTGTATTTTGTGTTCTCTCTGTAACTTTAATTGCCTAGCCCAAGCCCAGACAGGGTTACACTGGAATTTTTTTCTCTGTAACCTGAAGGCTAAAAATCAGCGCTATCCCAAGCCTAGCAACGGTTACACTGGAATTAGGGCTCTCTGTAACCTACTATTAATTAAAAAACAAATAAAATAAAATGAATGAGAATCAATTACAGCAGAGTATTTACTTATGGTATCAGAATACATACGTTATTAAAGATAAGCGTTGTATGATATTGAGCATACCGAATGGAGGGCTAAGGGATAAGATGACAGCGGTAACGATGAAAGCCACTGGACTCTATAAGGGTGCAGCAGATTTGTTAGTAGTATATAGGGGATGGGTTGGGTTTGTTGAGCTTAAGACTGATGTAGGTATACAAAGCCCTGAGCAAAGACAGTTCGAGGCGCATTGCATTGAGGCAGGATTACCCTATAAGATAGTGCGCACCTTAGCAGAGTTTCAGGACCTAATCCTTAACCTAGATGCCAAGCGTTAACAAACCAAAGGGGGATAAGGGAAAGCCTAAGCGTCCTTATCAGAAAGGTTCCTATGTCGAGATTCGATACAATACAACGCGATGGCGTAACGTGCGCGAGCAGGTGTTGCAGTGCAATCCGTTATGTGTTAACTGCGAATCGCTTGGCTTATTGACAGTTGCCCAGATGGTAGATCACATCGAGCCAGTGCGATTAGGTGGTGAGTTCTGGTCAATGGATAACTTACAGCCGCTGTGCAACTCTTGCCATGCTTCTAAGTCCGCGCGAGAAAGAAATGCGACCCCATACGGGGGTAATAATCTATGAGGTACGTGCTCAAAACCGCGGGTCTTATTTTCTTTCACACCCGTGCAAAAATAAATGTACTAAATTTTAGATTATATTTGTAAATATGAAAGGAAGGCCACGAATACCTACCGAAATTAAGGTAATGAAGGGAACGCTAAGCCCGAGCAGGGAATTAGCCGCGCCTATGATTGTCGAACTAAGCGAAGGGGTGCCACAACCTCCAGCGCACTTAAACGCTTTGGGCTTTGAGTACTGGGATATCACTTGCAAGGAATTGAAAAACAATCATTTGTTAACAGGCGTTGATCTTGGATTAGTTGCCGGGTACTGCAATGAGTTAGGACTTTACAAGAAAGCGTGCGGAATGACAGAGGCGGAGGGGGAAGTTGTGTTAAATCGTTTCGGCGATAAAGTTATTTCGCCCTGGTACGATGTTAGAAGCCGGGCACTTAAGCAAGCTACACAAATGGGCCAGCTTTTCGGAGTAACGCCAAGCGCACGTGGCAAGATTGAAACAGGCAAGAGCGCGCCAGTAAGTAAACTAGAACTATTACAAAAATCAAAAATAGCATGAAAAAGAAAATTGAAACAACCGAGCCAGTGGAATTAACCGAGGGCGTAAGTTTTAGAATCGAGCCAAGCGGATTCCATTTTATCGTTAGCCGTAACCAAGGCAGCGGCTTTAAGCCATGTGGCAAGGATGGGCTTTGGGCTGAAGTACCGCACCTTTACAGAAACCAATACCTTGCGCAGATAGCTTTAGATTATTTCTTTGCGAATAGCTGAGCAGTATATTGAGGGCGTAGTGAGTGGGCACGTAGTTGTGTGCGAACACGTGCGCAATGCTGTTAACCGCTATCTGTCGGATCGCGCTAGCGGTTGGGCGTTTAGTGAAAACTACGCGCAGCACGCCATCGACTTTATCGAACAGCTCGAGCACTCGACGGGCGACTATGCCGGCAAGCCTTTTAAGTTGGAAGGGTGGCAGGCGTTTATAGTTTGGAATCTGTTTGGCTTTCTCAATCCCGACGGCAGCCGCAGATTTACGCGGGCTTATGTTGAGGTCCCCCGAAAAAATGGCAAATCTACTTTCTCGAGTGCGGTGATGCTTTACGGGTTGATGGCCGACGGGGAAAGTGCAGCGCAAGTTTACAGCGCGGCCACAAAGTTAGATCAGGCAATGATGGTATTTGCAGAAAGCGTAAGGGTTTGCCAAAATGTAGACTGGCTTGCCGAGGCGTTGACTGTTAACAACTCTGTAAACAATAGGCGCATATTGTACGGCCAAAGTATTTACAAGCCCCTAGAGTGGAACCCAAGTAAACAGGACGGGCTAAATACTCACTTTGCAGTTATTGACGAATACCACGCGCACCCAAACGATGAGCTTTACAATGTATTGCGCAACTCGATGGGGGCAAGGAGGCAACCGTTGTTATTTACAATTACGACCGCGGGCTTTAATCGTGAGTCGCCTTGGTATAAGCATCGGAATTACTGCGCC